CAGGACCCGACATCTCCCGCCAGTTCCCACTGGCGGTAGGCGGATATTCGTCCGCGAATATGCGCCGAAAAGGCAGCAGGGAAGTAGACGCCGAGCTCACACCGAGCTCTCCTGTCCCACTCGAGGACCTGGTTGATCCTCGTATGAGTGGACAAGACCCCCGTGCATGCGCACGGCTTGGGCCATCGTTGCTTCCCTGGTTTAATCTCCTGTGTCCGGACTCTCTTGTTCTTACCCCCTCTGCCAAGATACATAACATTGACACACATGCTGGCATATGTATCAATGAATGTATAGGGGATAAACGAATCTCCCGGTTGGTTACTGTCAACAGGAACCTGCTTATCAGCAGCAAATTCCTTAACCAACCCGGAGATCGTTCGCCACAACCGTCGGTCGGCGGGAATGGCGGGAACATTGAGAGGACGGACGAACTCCGTTGGGTCATGAGCCCCATCGTGCTCAGCACTCGTACAGAGATACAACTCCCAAATTGCCCGTCTGTAGAAGGAAGAAACTCGCAGCCTTCCTTTACAGGGGTGACCAAGGCCACCCAAAGATGCGGGCAACTCGGGAGGACGCTTCTTCTTTATAGCCAACGCCCGCTGCGAGCGGTAGATGGTACGGGCACATCGTGCCAACCGATTAAACGAAGAAGCGTCAACAGAGTGCTGACTCATGACCCCATTGCCATTCCTGACGAACTCCTTGAGGGATGGAGGTCTAAACGGTACAAAACCAGACCCTCCTCTGGCGAGAAGGGCATAGGCTTCGCAGAACACGAAACCTATCTTAGACCGGTACGACTTCCCCTCGTGGAGTTCGCTTCCTATCGCATGGGCTCTTTGCGAATAGGAAGAGACGTTATCGGGATGAGTGACAGCCGCCAGATCATCACCACAGATGATCCTGTGCGGGCCAAGCCTCTCACTCATCCAGTGGTTGAGGAGACTCAAGATCGTGAACGAACAAGGAGTTCCCATGAGGGAACCACGAACCTTGGGTATCTCCACACACCCCTCAACCACATCGTAACGTCTTCGGCAAGCTTCAGCCGTTGCTGGCTCCATATCCGAAAGACGGTAGCGGACATAATGCGGATTCTGGCCCACACCGAGGGACTCGGTGAGGGACTGGCAAAGGTGAGTGGGGAGACCTGCTCGACCAAGGCCAGCAATGACAGACAGAATCGCATCATGTCCAAAGCCGTCAGTGGCACAAGTGAGGTCCGCCGAAAGGAAGACCTTACTATTATGGAAGCCACTCGCAACCCGAGCGAGAATGTCCGATTCCGTGTGCGGGGCATACGGAAGAACTGGACGGACACGCTCGAGAATGCGGGGCCAGAGGACCTGTCGAACAAGGTCCCCTTGGGCAACAACTGCTGCCGGCGGAATGGTAATGACACGTGCCTTCATCCCCAGCTCAGCAACTACGCTCGCGTGATGCACAACACGATCATCCCTAGCCTTCCGGAGAAGCCAAGCGGTTGCAGAAGCTTGGCCGCGGAGGGCACTCGACAGTGTGGGAGGATCGTGCGGGGCGTCACGACGTATTTGCTCGCTGAGTCTACGCTCGAATTCAGACGCGAGACGGGAGCGCTCAGGGTTACCAGACCCTGGGCGGGGACGGCCACCACGAAGGTAGCCATCTCCTGCAGCCTGCCACGCCTCCCTCACAAGGGAGGTGACATAGGAGCTGTAGCCCCCGCGATCGCGTCCGAATTCAACCGTAGCTGCGGACGACGAAGGCACAGTGTACGGAGTCCGTTGTTGGAACGCACCGTCCATCAGTGTGTAAACGTGATGCTTAATATCCTCAAGCAACCCTCGAGGACTCACGTGTCTGGTGGACAGTCTTTGCAGGTGCTGGGTTACAGCTTGTCTACACACAGACTGAGGCGCGCTTGGCAAAGCGCGGGCAACCCTGGTGAAGGCCAGTTTGCCCTTAGTGTCCAGTCTGCGATTAAGCCAGTAGACAAGCCGTCTTGGGAGATGATGGGCGACGGGCCACGGGCGAGAGCGCTGTTCAAGCGCCGACGCACGAAGCCACCCGCAAAGAGCCTTCACACTCTGAGCGGTATCGAGCCAGCCGTTCCTTTCCACAGAACAGCTGACCCAACGCCTCAACTCCCAGGAACCAGCACGCGTTCCAATACCACAGGAGATAAGACCACACCACAGAGATCGCCAAATCTCTGTGGGCTGCTTACCTATTCGACGACTAGGGTTGGGCCGTTTAGACCGGTTCTTGCGTCTCTGTCCAGCGACAAAGATAGCACGAACCGCGCTTCGCGACCCAGGAGGAGCTTCGCCACGAGTGGCTAGCAACTCCCGACCCTTAACCGTCACAAACGGGTGAGATGGAAGTCTCACTCGCATGATCCTGTCAAGG